AAGCCTCCTGGTAATCTAGGCACGGCCGCCTAGAACCCATGACCGAAGCCACAGGCCCTAAGCTATTAAGGCAAGCATAAAGAGGGACTAGTTCCCTATACTTGGCAAATCCTTAACTGTTCGCACTAGATACGACGCATAAAGCGAGATCAATAAATTTTAATAGGTTACTATACTTGCTATATAGCACTTCTATAGTGGCCGTTAAGATGTAGCACTGCCCATTCGGGGATATACGGGTTTGCCCGTATTGCTCTGCTGCAGCACTAGGATATGAAGAGATACTAGTTCTTCTATTACTACTTTGAGAAGTCCCTTTCGGGGTTCCTTCCTTAGGCTAATAGAGACCTTTGTCTAATCGCTTCCTTACGTGTTGTTTAGTGGGTGGTATCGGAGTAGGGGTAATCTTCAAGATTACCAGAATAGAATCGCCCTTGGTTACAGTTAAAATACCATACCAATGGTATACTAATTGACCTTCAAGTAGATCGGCGTGTCCGAAGACTAGGTACCGATTAAGATATTCACCACTCATCATCTTACTTAAAATTATCAATTATTTAAAGAATTGAACTATCTCGCTGGGGTCCAAGAAGGCCCCGCCAATGCCAGTATCCACATACAAACGCTTAGTCAAAATTAAACTCGGGTAACTAAAAACCCTTAGGGATTCGTGTTGCAAACTATCTGTAACAGATGGTATTGCTATATAAGTCAGCGCAAGCTCTAGGGCTTGGTACATGAGTCACCTCATAACTTAAAATAGCTCACGTCAAACCAGACGTTTGCAAGCATCCTCCATCAAAGCGTATTCATCAAAGAAGATTCACTCTTGAGCGCGTCACTGCGATGGCTAGTCGCAATGGTCCTTACACCACCGTTGCCGGCGATCGTGGACTTCCGATCTTAAGCACTTCACTGCTCCTCATTATCTTGTAAGGGAGGGTTCATAAGTGTAGCATTCCCTTTCGGGATGTTACACCTGGCCCCCTGAGACAGGAGAGGTACAAAAGTGAAACTGAATTCACCTACGCTCTTTCCCCCAACCGCATTACAGGTCAGGGTCCTTCCATTTATATATCCATCTTACTCTTAACTCTAAGAGTTATATTATTCCACGGAAGCCTTTTCTAAGGGCTTTCGCGGGTTTAACTATAGTAAGTTTAGGTTGTGTATTCCGAAGATATTGTGCCCATTTCAAATCTCGACATCTATTCAGAGTCGTTACCTTCTCTGTTACCCGCCATTCGGCAAGGTTAATAGTGTCAAAAGAAGAAACTTCTTTTTCGGATTCAAATACTGTCGTGAACACTGCGTCGAGGGCACTAAGAGCCTTACCTGCATCTTTTGCAGAAGACTTCATAGCCATTATCGAACGTTGTATTGTTCCACGAGCAGCATTATAATCATACACCATTGACTCCCGGTAAAACTGGAACACAGAGGTCCACAGCATAGCGGCAAGCCAAGGGATCAAAGTCTCTACATGAGGTTCTAAACCTACAAAAGAGAGCAACTTACATTGTTTTAGTATGTCTTTCTCAAGAGCATATTGAGACAAGTAGTGACTAGGAGATTTTAAGGATCTCAACACTTGCATCGCCAACTGCTGCCCCCATTTAATTAGAGGTTTCATTTCTAAATCAAATGAATGGAACACGTTGAACGACGAAGAGTAACACCATTTCGAGAAGCTATCCATTTTCGAGAGATAGGTCCCTGGTCGACTAAACCATAATAAGGTAAGCGCCATCGATCTAGACATTTCGTTTAACGGAGCAGTCAGACGAGAAACAGCATTATAGCCATGATCCAAAAATAGTAATATGGATGCAAGCTTAACTGAATTTTCTTCAGCTAAGGAAACAAGGGAATTAATATCCCATCTTGCTACAAACATCTCTTTCCAAGAAATTGGAGAAAGATCTGTTCCTGCGACAACAAATCTCTTAGCAAACTCAAACGAACCGTTTGTGGATACTATAGATTTTGTTAGGTTAATTGGAGAACCAATTTCAGCCAAAAGCTGAAGGTAGTTTCCTGCGATGCTTGAGTTGGCGATAACTACGTCATCACCCAGCACCAGGTACAATAATGGACCTTTGTACCCTGACCGTCGCCAGGCCATAAATACTATTAAATGGTGAAAGAGAGCTAACATCGACCACGAGGAATAGGCACCCATAGGTTGCCCTACAGCGTATTTTACATGAGTTACTTGCTCAAAACTTGCTTCATGCAAGACTCCGCGAGAGTGCACATGTGCTACTCTAGTTTGTAGGTATGGGCTTGGAGTAGACACTCCTAGCTGTTTGACTGAAGTCAAACGTTCTTTCCCATACACGGATGGCAATGCAAACCATCGTGATGTTAAGAACTCTATCCAAGCGGAAGCAGCTTGCTCACCGATAAAATACGAGATTAGTATTCCTTGTAAGTTCACGGGTAAACGGTCAGTCGCGGCGGTAAGATCAAATGAATAAACATTTTTCACTTTGAGGTCACGTACTTGCTTAGCAAATACTGCCACCGATCCACGCTGATTAAATGTAGCGTCTTGTCTAATCAGACGTAACATACCGAAAATTCCGTCGTGAATGGGTTTTAAAATCCATTGAGAGAACGGATCTAACATCGCAAATACTCGCAGTTTTCCTGCGGGTTCTTGTTTATAGGCTAATTTACCTATATTCAAAGGACCATAGTCACACTCTGTTAAGAGTGCGGTAAGTGGGCCAAGGGAAGCAAATAATCGTGCTAACCCTGGAGCCCCTACTACATTTGCTAGTTTAGCTCCATGAACCAAGAAACCTCTGAATGAGGACTCCCACATTAGAGCACCTGCGAAACGCAGTGCTCGTAATGTGTTCAATATTGTTAATAAGTGTCCCGAAGGAAATTTCCCTTTTGCCATTTCATTATCCGTAATCGTCGCCACCTTGGGTGACGTAGGACTAACAGATAAGATGGACCAAGCCTTAAACTGGGCCTGGTGGTACTCTAACTTATGATATTGAATAAATTCCTGAATAGCCATGAGTAACTCCCCTATAAAAGAGTTATCAACTTGTAATCCCGGATTCACTATTGTTTTGATAGTGGGTACACCGGCGAACTCGAGAACTCGGTATAATCCGAGGAGAGTAAGCCATAATCGGATATGAGTATGGGAACCCATACGAATATGTTGTCGATGCGCCTTAGGGATCATTCGCGGTAACCCGCCACCAGTACATGAAACAGCAGCACCAAAAAGCTGCGAAGGATAACGTTCCTTCTGACCGGAAACAGACTGCATTAGCATAATCTGCGCGGTCTTCAAGTATTTGGCAACGAACTTAATGGATGTACGTTTGTACAAACCACTAAGGAATCTCGCGTACACAACGAATACACGAACATAACCTATAGTTACACCTCCTCTTAGTAGGTAAATCATGCGAATGCAATGATTTACGAGGGCCTTTCCAGCTTTTACGCTGAAAACACCAACGAAATCGGGGACCATACGTCTCGCTAACCACGGCGCCATACGTGTAAAGAAATTTACAATACGTGTCATGTTAGTTTTAAATATTAAGAGAAATGGACCGTTTCGCCTTCAGTTTCCAAAGGGTTCATAAGTGACCCAACGGGCTGCAGGTGCCTGTGCAAGGAAGGTAGGGTACCCATAGGGGCCTACTAAATTACTCAAAGGATTATTGGTGCCTAAGAGGTTCCAATAATTGCTTATTCGTATCTACGAATGGGACGTCTGCGCACCCTTGCGGGGGCCACGAGTTGCATTCTACGATACTCCATATTAAAATGAGAAAAGCAAATTATCTCAAAACCAATTAATTTTCCAACTAAAGATTAGATTCTTTAGTAACCAACATTGCCTTCAGAGCCTATAGTAAGACCTATAGTCTAGGAAGACCTAGACGCACTGGTGATGCCAGAACAAAGCGAGACGAACTCACCTTGTGTGACAGAGAGGACAACCTCTCGTGATGGTTTTAAC